AGGTGTAGGGATACCACCAGTTGATACAGATGAAATGGGGGAAAGATTTGCCCACCCTTTAGGTAGAAACAAACGAAGCGTTTGGTCAATAACTACAAAGCCATATGCAGATGCTCATTTTGCCACCTTTCCAGAAGATTTAATTGAGCCTTGTATTTTAGCCGGAAGTCCAGAAGGCGGCATTGTACTTGATCCATTTGTTGGTTCTGGGACCGCTATGGTTGTAGCCCAAAAGCACCGCAGAAAGGGTATAGGTATAGATTTAAACAAAGAATATCTGGACCTGGCAGTTAAAAGAATCAAGAATTCAAAATACAACAACCAGTTTGTTTTGTTTTAAAGAGGAAACCAGATGAAAACAGTAGTTGAATTACCTTACCTGCCAGACCCAGACTTGAACCCTAACAAGCGGCTTCATCATTACGGATTAGCGAAGGCTAGGTCCACGGCTAAAGAAATGATGGGATACACGTTAAAGACGATAGATTTACCTGATGAACCTTATGAATATGCAAGCCTAAAGATTGAGTTCATCGCAAAAGATAGGATAAGGCGTGACTTGGATAACCTAATGGCATCATGCAAGGCATACATAGATGCGTTTGTAGATGGTGGCATCATACAGGACGATACCGGCATCAGGCTATCACAGATAGAAGGGCATTACCGAATTGAGAAAGAAGCTAAAACAATATTTACAATAACTAAGGAGGAGATATATGAAAAATAAGCGAAAGCCCACTATTGAGCAAGTGATGAAGAAAAGACATGGGGAACCATTTACCCTGGAGGCATTGGAGGATTTTATGGAAGTGATGGGTATGGGACCATTGGTATTTAAACCCGGAATGAACCCAGATGATTTTGTCAAAGGAATGAATGAAATTATAGACGAATTTAATAGGGATGATTGAATGTTTACTAATCAGATAATCAACTATGAAAAACAGAGTTGTGTACTTGATTTACCTAGAGGCAAGGACTATATGCTGGGTCAAGTATTTGCTAGCGTGGATAAGCTTCGAGGCACGAAAGTCAAACTGAAAACAGCAAGACAGTTACTGCCTGGATATGTTGATCCAGCCATTGCGAATAAGCCAATCGTATTGGAGACATTTTTGCCAGTCGAGTGCCGCCACTTACCTAGATGCAAATCAATATCGAAATGTAATAACTTCAGCTATTCAGAAGCCCTTGTTAAAAGAACCTTCTACTATCAATACAGTCTATTTGATAATGATAAGTTTAGCTTGTGTGCTAACTCAAAATGCGGATATCGTGAGACTGAACGCCTTACGAGTTATTTATTTGATAGCAAGCAGAACAGGTTAAAGTTTAGGCACGATATTAAAACTGATTTGTTAGGTGGTTTGTGTTGTTCAAATTGCATGGCGATTATATTTTCGTACTGGCTTGATGTTAAGCATAATTTAAGGCGAGGGTTTCTAGCACCGAGGGTATCTAAGGCTAGATAATAAGAAAACCCCTCTAGAATCGTCTCTAAAGGGGCTTTATAGCGGTAGGGTAGGGGGTTTTGTCTCCCCTACCCTACTAAGCTGCAAATCTATTTAGTTGTATTGACCTATCCGTTCCAGCTCATGTTGGCACATGAATCTTTCTGCTGACAGGTAGGGTAGGCTTGATTTTTTTACCCACTCACCTGACAAAAGCTGGATTACATTGCCGTTGTTTAGAGTTGGATAGGATTTGAATCCAATATCCGAACATTTACATAGATCCTCTGTTTTGCGTGCTGCCTCATTGCTAAACCATTGTCTAACTGTATTTGTAAATTTCATTATGCACCTTCCCTATTTTTATTTTTGTGTACTGTTTTTAGTTCTCCGCTTTTAATTAGATCTCTTATTCGTTTGTATTCCGAAACCGGAATCAATAATTGACCACTTGCACCTTCGTTATAAGTTACCAGATATTTATGTGGATGCTTTAGTTTTGCTTCATGCCATAGTTTTAAGGTCCGCTTGTTAATATCTAGCATTTTAGATAGCTGCCTTAAGGTATAGAATGAGGTTGGCATCTCATGTAATTCTGGATCCGGACATCGTGATGCAATTAGTTCTTTTATTCGGCATCGTGCTGCAGTTAGTTCTTTTATTAATGTTCGTATTTTTTCTTGCAATTTATTCACATTCTCCTATTTTTATTAGATGATTTAAATTTGACCTATAGTTCTGCATCCACATACACATTTGATATCTGGTTCTTCTTGAGCATCACACAAATGATCTTCTATCATTTCTCCGAGTTCTATCATCAAGCATGAATCAAAACCTTCATCATAGGCTATGAGAGAACAACTATCGCAAACTTCTGTTTTATATGTATTCAATTTATTTCTCCTTTTTTTAGGCACGGTATTTGAACTTGATTTAGGCACGGACATCGAACTTTAGGCACGGACCCGAAACCTGATTATTTTTTATAAGCAATTCTCCTGGTGTTTTGTTGGATCTGATTTACTGGTAATTAAAATATATTTTGTGGTACATAGGAATTTTTGATTATCTGATTAGATAATTCAAAATTCCCCTGGATTTCATCATTATAAAGATTTGTATAATGATCTTGTAGCAATATGAAGATCTGTTCTGCTAAATGTGGATAACATCTATTTAGTGTTCTAAAATCCCATGAGCTGCAATTAGTTCTTTTATTAATGTGATTCATTATTTTTTTATACAGTCTTTGGTTATTCATTGATATTTTCCCCTTGTTAAATTTGTTTTTGATAGTTTGATACCTGAATTGTTTTTTAATGGTCTTAAAATGGATTTAATTAAGCTGTTTTTTCTTGATTATGTTCAATTTGCAGTAATCCGAACCTATCACCGCCTAATCCGGAATTACATATATCGCAAGAACTCCAGCTAAAACTTGGACCATTATCAGAATTGTAATTATCAAAAATTTGATAATCTTTTAAGATCTCATTAAATGAAACTATTATTTTCTGTTGTTGTTCTTTTGTCAGATAACTAGTATTGAATTGTTCAGGATCAAAAAAGTCAGAATCATAATGATGATAAAAATAGCAATCTTCACAAACTGACAATTCAAATTCTTTTTGTTCTGTTTTCATAATGTTTATATCTCCTGATGTCTTTTATAGATTGCGTTATAAGATTTTTTATCTTTTATAGCATTCAATATACGAATTTTCACACATTCATTACATGCACCATAAATACCACCACCTGGATAAATAGGTATGTTGCATAATTCACATTTGTTTTCTATGTTGTTCATAATGTTTATATCTCCAGTTTTTATTTAATGTGTACTATTTCAAAATGGTCATCTATATAATTTTCTGCTTTTAATGTGTGTTTTTGAATATCATTAAATTTCTTTTGTGCAGCAGCTGCAGTTTTAAATATTCGATAATCAAAAAAACCTTGATCATCTTCCTGGACGATTGCGTATTGATTATCTTCAATTCCGCTATCAAGAATTAATCCAGTCCAGGTATTTGGATATTCTGAAACACTTCCGCACTGATCATCTATAAATCCATTTAAAGCAATCTCATTCAATTGTTCACCGATATCATCAATAAATTTATTCATTTTTTTATATCTCCAGTTTTTTATTTAGATGAAATTAATTCACCTTATAGGCTATTAAGTAAGCCTATAGCGTGAATTGATCACGCTAGCATTTAAAAAGCTCGGATTATAAAACTTTTATCTGGTTTTGAGATATTCCCAACAAAAACATCAGTGGTCCGGCCGTCAAATTCTATGACTTCAGTAAATCTTTTTAATTCAGTCATTAGGGTTTTACTGTAGTTTCTTAAATGTGCGTAATCTTGATAATCATTAATGAATTCATCAGTGTTTTTATACTGGGACCAATCGCAACAAATTGAGACCATATCGAAGGTAATCTGTTCACCTGTAGAATTTTCATATTCCTCCAGGTAATCAAATAATGCAATTAAACCATCATAAGAAAAATTATTTTTTCTTAATTCGGATTGCCTAAAAGTATCGATGAATTCCGATTGCGTAACGTGAGTGATCATTTTTTAAACTCCTTTAAAGTTTTTTTATCTTGGTATTTATGTTGTTACAGTTGTGGCAGTCAAAATCCAAACTTTCTTTGTGTTTATAATGTTCTTCTGTAATCGGTTTACTAAACCAATTAAGGTCACCTCGGCCATTATAAAGTTTTGTAAAAACTTCTTCGCTACCACAATCAGAACAGATATATTGATATTCCATTGCTTAAACTCCTTTAAAGTTTTTTTATTTGATGATTAAATCATCAT